CCTGAGTCATGTTAAATTCAATATAGTTAAATGGGTCAATTACTAACCCGTCAATTCCGTAACGCAAAACCAATTCACGCGCTTTAGCCAATATACCGTCAATGGTAAGGTCGATTTCGTTAAACTTTAGAAACCAGTAATTTTCATTGACAAACTTTTTAGCTCTGTCTTTGTGTTCGACCGACATTTTATTTTTACCTGCAAAAGTTTGGCCGACGTACTTTTGAATTAAACTGATTGAATGAAGTTGAACAGGTGCGCTTTCGGGAGAAAAAACCCCAAATTTCCAACCATGACGGGCTGATAGCCGTATCATAATTTGGTCAATGAAGTTACTTTTGCCGCTTTGAGGTATGCCTGTGATTGTTGTAAACTCTCCGCGTCTCCATGAAATAAGCCTATCAAAGTTTGGGTAGCCTATTGTGTCGCCTTTAGGGAAACCGTATTTATAGATATACTCCAATTCGTCTTCAACATCATTAAGCGTCTGAATGCCCTCTAAAGGATATTGTTTTGCACTCCGTATTACTTCATTTAACTTCTCTCGTCCAAACTTTACCAGTACCTCGTTGGAATCCTTACAGCCTTCTGGGTACTCCACAAAGTAGCAAATCTCCTTTCCAATGCGTCTGGCTAACTCCTCACGAAGCATTAAACCTGCGTCGTCTCCGTCAGTGGCAATAACCACCTTTTTCATGTGTTGAAAGTACGGCCAGCAGTTATCCAAGTATTCTAATTTGGCGTTACCCTTACTTGCTCCATTCGGCACGCTTACCGCGTTAAAAAGGCTTGCTTCGTATAGACTCATACAATCAACCTCCCCTTCGCAAATAATACACTCGTCGCGGCCTTTGATAGCGTTGAGGTTGTAAAATATCAATTCAGCCTTTGAAACCATTTTAAAGTTCTTGGCTCCGTCACGGAATTTGATATTTATTAACTCTTTGTCTCGGTAGTAGTTGAAGTTAATACAGTTACCGTTTTTGTCGGTTTGTGGCATCCATTCAACACTTTCGGTAATTTGGAAATACTCCAACGTTTCCTTGCTGATACCGCGACTTTTAAACCATCCTTCTACTTTTTCTCCAAACTGTCGGCTTCTTGGTTCAGGTCGAATATAAGAAGTCTTATTTTGCATTTCTTCCATAATGCCGCCCGACCAAGAACAAGGTGGATAATGGCAGTTCCAAACTTTCTTATCTATATCAACGCTCAAACTTTTATCGCGCTTATCGTTTCGTGTATCAGAACATTTCGGGCAACGCGTCTTTAATTGTCCGTGGTTGCGCCCTTTTAGGTCTATACCTGTATCACTCCAACGATGAAAAACTTTTTGCTCGCTCATGGTTTAGGGGTTTAGGGTTAATAGACCATTCTACTTTCCACTTTCTTAGGTACTACCTTGTCAAGGTTTAGAGGTAGCCAATTATTAAAATAGCTTCTAAAACTCGCCCTATTCTTTTGTTCGCCCGAAACAACCAATCTATCGCAAAAAATATCAATCAGTTGGTGCAGTTGGAAGGGTGTGATTTTGTTATTGGCGCAAAGTATTTCACTCGTAATTTTATCGGCTTTTAAATCACTGCCTAACTTCTTTATTTGCACATAAAGGTCGCCAGATTGGTTTACCGCCTCTCTTGCTTTTTGACGGTCTGCCTCAACAAATGCTGGTACTTCGTTTTTTGAATTTTCTTCAAAATTTTCAGATTCGGTATTTGTAAAGTCTTTAGTACTTTGTAATCCTTTTAAGTTAGTCTTTTGTATAGAGCAACTTTTACCGATGTCGGTCGTTTCCGATTTCGGTAAAAACCGATTTCGGTAATTGTTGGAATCGGGTAAAATTGGCTCATCATAAACCACGTGATTCCATCCTTTAAAATGCCCCTTTTCGTCAATTACCTTTGCCGACACAATAAAGCCTTTTAGTTGGAGTGCTTTAAAAATGCCGTCAACTGTACCCTTCTTCTCCCCTACTAATTCGTGAAGGTTTGATTTGTTTACAACCCAATCGTTAGGGAGGGATAAAAGGTATAGCATAAGCCCTCTTTCTCCAAGGCTCAAATCTTTTCCCTGAGCAATTGAGTTAGGGATTGACACAAACTTATTTGTTGACTTGCTTCGTACTATCTGCCCTGTATTCATTATGCTTTCTGATAAAAATAATTCGGCTTCCCAAGTCTCTCGCGTCTCTTTTCTTTCAATTTCACCAAATACCCCTCTTTGTACAGGCTTGAAATTGACCTGCGAATAGAAGTAATTGGTACGCTGTTGCTGATGCGCCCCAAGGCAAGTAATTGGCTGTACACTCTTGCACCGCCTTTAAAGAAGTCCATAATCAATTCGTTTTGTGTATTGGCTTTTGCTTTGGCTTCTACCAAAGTTTGGCCTGTTTCGTGGGTGGTGTTAAAGTAGGACATGGCTTTAGTGTTCTACGGCCTGTAAAGCTCTATTTTTAATAACAATTTTCTCGAACATTTTAACAGAGTATTCATCGTGCGACCTGCCTTTATAGACATTTCGCATTGTCATTAAATCAACCTCTGGGTCAATATCCTTCGCCAAATTCCTCCAAAACTTAGGGATTTCGTCGTGAATGTTCTCCATTCTCATTTTTAGCGTTCTGTCAATTAGTTTCATGTTTACCGTTTAATAAATTAATATTACCTTAATTAGGTACTTAAAGTATTTAGTATAATATTTGTCGTACCATTTGATTATCAAAATTAGTTAATTATATTTAAAATAACAAATTGTTACTATGAAAATAGGAGAAAATTTAAAAAAACTTAGAAAACAGGCCAATTTGACCCAACAGGAGGTGTCGGAAATGCTCGGTTTCAAGAATCACACGGGGTACGCGCATTGGGAGGGAGATAGGAACTCTCCAAGTGTCGTAGATTTAGAAAGAATTGCGGAGGTGTTTGGGGTTACTATTTTTGACGTTTTGACAATTGCCAAAAATCCAGACTTGGAGGCCATGACAAAAATAGACCTACTCGAAAAGGAGAATGTCGAGCTAAGGACGAAAAACGAAATGCTGGAGGGGCTTGTACTTCGCGCGATGGGAAAGTGTGAGGGTGTGGCTAACAGCCCGAAATTGTACGACGTAGAGGGGGCTTGGGGGCTACTATCAAGTAGCTACTTTTCACCTAATTAGGTCACAATTTAGGTCACACCCCTATCAAAATAGGGCTTATTGTTGCAGAAAGGGGCTATTTTCAGTCCAAATGGGATCACTAATTTACAAAAATCTGCAAGAATAAGCGTAGTACCTACTTCCTAACTGCCTAATTCTTAAACCCCTCACCCCTGATAAATGTTCAGGGTCATACCACGGGTCACACCTGCACTTCTTCAAGGTCACACCCTGAAAATTACCGTTAAATAAATTGTCCGTCATTTTTGCCACAATTGCACAGTTTGTGTTTTTCGTGCCAGAAACGCTATGCAGAACTTTAGAAAAAAATGGATTTACTGTTTTGGTTTTCAAAATCGAAAACAGAAGGGTATGGTACTATCAAGCTATCCATCATCATTGATGAGGTAGAAGCCCAATTTTCCACAGGCATCAAGCTACCACGCGAAAACTGGAGGGGTAATTCTATTAGAATCATCGGAACGGGTATTAAGATTGACCAGCACAAAGAAACCCTTATACAAATTGAGGCCAGAGCGTTGGAGGTTTCCAGACTCTTTAGGCTAAAACAAATCGTTGCCACTTCTAAGGGTGTTAGGGTAGTACTGGAGTATCTGAGCAAATTAGGCAAGTTACACACCGAAACCACAATAGAAGACTTTGAGGCGGCCATCGGAGGTAGTGGGATAGCCAAGGCTAAAGATTTGCCACTGTTAGACTTGCTCGAATGGTTCAAAACAGAGAATCAGGTAAAAGCACAAACAAAAACAACCTACGACGTGAGGAAGGTAAACATTGAGCAGTACTTAGTCCACACTCAAAGTAAAAAAATATCATGCCTTAGTTTTGGGTTAGTCCATGGTCGAAACCTTAGAGACTACCTCATTAATGAACTGGAACTCTCCAAAAACTACGCCAGCCGCCACAGCGAACACATCAAAACCGCCTTTGATTTGGCCGTTGAAAAAGGGCTGCTTGATATTAACCCTTTGGCCTCATTTAAGGCAAAGAGACAAAAAAAGCGCGATTTGCGGCATTTAACCGCTGGGGAGTTGCAAAGGCTGAGGTTCCTAAAAATAGAACACCTAAACCCCGCGGAACAGCAAGAACTACGCAAAACAAGAGACATTTTTTTATTCTTGTGCTTTACGGGTTTGCACATTGGGGATTATCTGGAACTAACCAAGGAAGACTTTAAAGTGATTGACGGCTACGTTTGGCTTATCAAAAACCGAAAAAAAACTTTTGACGAACACTTATCCACCATTGAGCAAAAAATGCACCCAATACCGATAAAAATAATTTCAGATTACGGAGGACAGATTGAAGCCACTTTTAAGGGTCAACGACGCAATAAAAAGCAGGTTTCGGGGCTTCCTGCTATGCACCCCGTAAAGTTCAATGAACGCCTAAAGGTACTCGAACAAATGGCAGGTATCAGCATTGGGCTTTCTTCCAAGATTGGTCGGAAAACTTTTGCTCATATCTGCCTAAATGTTCATAAGTACGACCTTGAAACTACTGCTCGAATGATGGGCTGCGAAGTAAAGAATATACGCGATTACGCCAAGGTTGAACGTGAGCGCGTGGATTTGGTGGTGAAGTGGCAGTAGGTATACAAAGATATCATTAACCACCTTAAATTAATAAGATGGTTAATGATGTGGATAAAGTTAAAATACTACTTATTGTACTGCAAAAGTTTGTTTACCAAAGGAATTGACATTTCTCCTAATTTTAAAGCGGTTTCGTCGTCTTCGCCCATTGCATGAAAAAAATCCGCAACTGATACCCCTGCGGCTTTGTCTGGCCTAACCTGACGAATCACTTCTTTGCCCGACGTTCGAGCCTTAGCGGGAAGCCCTTTCTTTTTAGCCCACTCCTTTAATTCGTAAGGAGTCATTTTGGTAAAGTGAAAAGCTACCTTTCTATTCCAGTCAATACACGCCTCTTTATTGCCATGTTGAAAGCTATACTTATTCGCACCTTTGGCATTTTCTACTTGAACAGGTCGTTTGGTATGGGCTTCAATTTGCTGAACAGGAGAGGTGGTGTTTGATTTTACAGAAACGGCTTCTTTTTCGCATTCCAAAAAATAGTTTCTTGCTTGTTCCCCTTTTTCAGTTCTCGACATCATCGCCAATTTCTTAGCAAACTCCAGAGATAGGGCAAAATCTTTGGTTGGCCTACCTCCGTCTGTACTCGACATCATGTCGAAAACTACCCAATCCTGATTTTGTGGCGCAAAAGGATTTTCTTCAATGTTCTTTTTATACCACCGTTTCCATTGACTTTTGTCATACCCCAAATAATCGTACAACGCCCTTGCACTTACCGCTTTTGAGCCTTGCTCATTCGGTATCAACTTGATGATTTCCTGCACGATTAAGCAAAGTTTTCAGTGCTCAATGATTTGCCTAAAATCTCTTCGTAATCGCGGAGGCTTTTTTCTCGAAGCCCATCTACCTTTGTAGTTTGAGTTTTACCGTTTACTGAACGGTTTGCTTTTTTGGTCGAAACTTGTGTTCTTTGTGACATAAAACGTGCTTGTTTTAGACCCCTTGTTAATGCTTCCTACGGCGACAAGGGGTTTTTGTTAGTAATTTATTGTATAACTTCATACAATAGTAGGCAAAAAAATCAAACTTTAAAGAATGATTGCAAAATACGCAAATAAGCACGGCTTATTTTGTGCTTACCGTTTTCCCATCCTGAAATAACAGGGTGAAATGTCCCTATCTTTTCAGCAAGTTCTATTTGCGTTAATCCCGCTTTTTCTCTCAATATTTTAAGTTCTTCGCCCGTCATTTTGTATTAGGTTTTGCAAATGTATGATTTCATACAATACTAAACAAGAGATTTTTAATATTTATTTTTGGGTTTTTTCGGTAAAATACAAAACCGCCTCCTCAATAAACTTTGTCTTATTCTTTTGCTTGCTCAATATCTGAGCGACTTCGTGTGATGGGCGAAACTGTACCATCTTGGCTTTTTTCTGGCTTTCTGGTTTTGGGGGGCGGCCACCACCACGGGAGCCGCCGTGCGTGTTTTTTGGGGTCATTATTTTGTCCAGTTAGCTGTAATTTTGTACACAACACCAGTTTCAAAGTCACATTGAAACGTAGTGTAAGGCTGGTCTATTATTTCGGTAATATCACCATCTTGTTCAAAAGTAAATCCTGTCTTTTGGTCAAATGCGTACAAAAACTGCGTTCTTCCGCCTCTTATTTCTCCTTCAATTTCTTCGTATGAGAGTTTTCCAGTTCTTGCCAAATTTTCTAAATAGCAAGCCGCGTCTGCGATAAGGTCACAAGAGTAATTTTTACGAGTAAAACCATTGGCGATTGCTTTGCGGATAGTGTTTGTAGTTTTCATTTTGCGTAATTGTTTGATGGCGTAAAGCCGTGTGTGTTTTTTGGGGTCATTGGGTTAATATTTAATCTCAAATACAAATTTCCCTTCACGAACTTGGTGAAAATTTACTACATTTTCTGCGTAAAAATGACCGTTACCTGATTCGCTTGTACAGGCTAAATCGTCTCCATAAGTTGCAGCTTCTTCGATAGCCTCTTCCAACGTTTCGGCATCTAATAACCATGCGCCTAACCCTTCGTAATGAACAGGGACAAAAGAATTGTGTGCAGGGTGAAAACGGAATGTGCGCTTTATCATATTATCCTCACGACCTTC